ATGTCATAGGTGTCAACCTCACTCATACCGAACTTGTTGGCACGGGCCTTGTGAGGTGATACCACACCCCAAGGAGAGAATCTTTTGACCGACTCTTCACCAATCACCTTGCGTGTGCGATTGACCAGATATGGAATATCAAACTGTTTAGTGTTCCAACCAGTGACAATATCAGGAAGACCGTAGTCTGACCAGTATGCAAGGAAAGAAAGTATCAGGTCAAGTTCATTATCACACTTTATAAAGATTGTATTATCTTTGGGTGTGTAGTCACCCAGACCCCAGACACGAAAGAAGTCTTCTTTGTTTGATTTTGTGCAGATTGAGATGATAGGATAGTTTGCGGTTTCGGGTTCAGGAAAACCCTCATCAGACGCAACCTCGATATCGATTGTGGTGATTGATATTTGATTGGGGTCAAACTTGATATCAGATGGAAACACTTCTGCGATGAACTGCATCACAAAGTTGTTCATACCATAGACGTTGAAGTTTGGAACTTTCTCATACTTCTTGGTGAACTCAGTAGCATCACGCATAGAGTCCATTGCGACAGGTGCAACAGATTTACCCTCAAGTGTTTTCCATTCACTCTGTCCATCTACGAAGAGTGTCGGCTTGAAAGGAACTCTTTTCTTGATGCGTTCCGCACCATCATAACCACGATACAGAATCGTGTTTCCATATCTTTCAATGGATGTATAAAATTTCATATAAAATCCTCATAATATAAAAACCATTATACACTATTAACAAACAAAAGTCAAGGGGACTTTTGCCCCCTTGACCATTCTTGTATCTATATGAGTGGTTGTGCCACAATCGCAAATAAACATACTGCAACTATGACAAACACCACACGTTCTGACCAATGTGGTTGAGTCATTTGTTTTTCCTCGTAAATTACTGAATTGTTATTTGACGAGGCTGCTTCTCTTGAGGGATTTCTAACTTCAGATTTACTGCAAGGATACCATCCGTGAGAGACGCTCCAGTTACTTCGACATACTCAGAGAGTCGAAATTGTCTCTTGAAGTTTCTTGTGGAAATACCACGATGAATTACTTCACGTCCTTTACTCTCATACTCACCTGTAATGGTGAGAGAACGTTCTTTCTGTTCAATCTTTAAATGGTCTTGAGTGAACCCTGCAACCGCAACTTCAATTGTAAACTCATCGTCCGTTACCTTCACTATGTTGTGAGGTGGATAATGGTCATTGGCATGTTTAGTCGCATACTCAAGTTCGTTGAACAAATGGTCGAAACCAATGAACGCAGATTTGGGAAAAATTTGTTTCCCTACTTCGAATTTTGTCATGTCGTTATCTCCTATAAATTTAGCAAGACAAATAGAGAACCCGATATCGGCATCCTCATAAGTATATATAAGATATATATTTTTAATTACAAGGGGTAACTATGAAAATTTCAGAAAACAGTGAAGAAAAATTGGCTGCGATGATACAGAATGCTCGTTCTCATACCGAGAAACTTAACTCAGGGCCGATGCCTCAAACTATCGCAAAGAAAAAGAAGTTAGAAAAGAAACAGTCTAGACGTAGGTAGCAGGGTCACACTCAGGACTGCGACCTGTCTCAACACCAAACGAGAATGTTACCCTTGACTCCATTGTATGAATTTGATGATATGTTCCTCTTGGTATCCACACCGCATCACCTTGCTTCATATGAAAGGAGTCTTTTTCGTTTATTGTGATATTAACACTTCCAAGCATTTGAATGAGAAAGACATCCATGCTATCCTTATGATTGGGATATGAACCTGAACCAACACCAAAGCCAACGAACACTATATTACTAATGTGTGGTCGATACAATTCAGGTAGAGGTGCTTTGGGAACAAAGATATCATTCAACACCGAAACCACATCATGTGCAATCGGAGGTGCAGATGGTCGTAGATGAAACCTCTCTATCTCAACTTTCTGTTTATCCTCTTTCCATTTTAAAAGTTTTTCTGGATGAGTATCCAATAAACGAATCATATCATCCCAAGAAAACTTGATATCAAAATGAGTTTTCCAACTATGTTTGTTTCGAATATCTGAAAGATGAGATATAAAAGTTTGCTTTATTTGTTCCCGATATTGTATTTCGGACATAGTTCCCACTGGTCTTTTTCTTTGTAACCAATAATCTTTATTGTCCGTAAAGGGGCGCAACCCTCAATCACATCTTTGTTTTGAATCTCAACGAGACCCCAATCAGACAAAAGAGTTGCAATTGTATTACGTCTCTCTATGTCAGAAACTTCTAGATTTGATTTCTTCTCGTCAAGCAAAAATAGTTCCTTGAAGTGAACGATAAAGTATCGTCCCTGTTTATGAAGAATATGACATGACTGATAGAGTTTTTTATCTTTTCGTGATGCGACACCGATTCGTGTCAGAGTCTCACGGACTTTGAGAAAGTCATCTGGTTCTGCTAGAGTAATCTCTAACATACTTGCAGGACTCCATGATACTAAATTATTTTCTTCCACCTTTATTCACCTTATTTCTTATTATTTCTATTTGTTGGGGTGATAAAAGAGGAAGGACTTGGGAAGCCTTTTCATTACTGTAACCATAGTATTCTTTCACCACATCAACGTCATTCTGTATTTCTGGTTTTAACCATTTAGAAAACCTTTTGCGTTTCCTAACAATATTTATAAGAAATTGGTATTGTAGACGATTGTCTAGGTGATGATATCGATTCATCTCATTTGCGAGAACAACTGTATCAGAGAAGTAAGAAAGACTGCGATTGACCATAAAAGAGTTGTAGGTCTTTTCATCTTCCATCACATCTTTCTTAGAATAGGTGATAGAGGTCACATAATCAAATGGGTTCATGGTAAGTAATCTACCTCAATACCAGCGGTTACGAGAAAAACATTTCCGCTATCAGTTTTGTATTGGTTTCTCCAGACCAAACGTGTGATACCAGATTGATATATTAGTTTTGCACAATCAAGGCAAGGTGAGACTGTAGTATATAATGTAGCACCCTCTGCACTTTCATTTGAACGTGCAACCTTTGCGATTGCATTTGTTTCTGCGTGTAGAACTTCTGATTTGGTAATCCACTTACCATCAAAGGAGTCTTGATACTCACAGACATTTGTCCAACCCGAAGGCATACCATTGTATCCAATCGATATGATACGATTGTCTTTTACAATGACTGCTCCTACTTTGAGTCGTGTTGCGGTTGATAATTCTGCATACACCTCTGCGGCCCGCATGTGTGCATAGTCCCACTTAGTCATCTCTAAGTCTTTCTTTTTCTAATGATAGTTTATCCTTGAGAGACATCAGATATGCAGATACAGCAAGAACTGCAATAGCACCTGTCTCTGCCAACAACTGCATTGCGGCCATGTCCTTACTATGCAGGACAACCAAACGACAGAGTGCGGTAATCGCAATGATGATTGGAATGGTTACAGGAATACGATGACTTGCATAGAATGCTCCAACCATACCTACAACCTCTGCATAAATGAATAGAAGAAATAAATCTCCAAGTTGAACTGTCCACTTCTCATACATCATCCATATTTGTTCGGCGGCGGCAATCATAGTGAGACCACCGATAATTGCGAGTAAGAACTTCTCTGATACTTTAGTTGTCCAGTGAAGTCCACGATTTACTCGTCCATTTGGTTTTATATCATAATCATCCATATTTGTCAACCCCAATGTCTAATAACGCCTGCAATAATAAAGAAACAAGTAATCCAATTGACGAACTGTAATAACATACGAAGGTATAGTCCCTTTCGTGCTTGTTTCATTGTAAGAATAGGAACTTTCGGTTCATCGTCATCTGTCCGACCAATGTAGTAGTCCAATGCTCGTGCTACTACTTTTTCCCATGTGCGATATTCAATCATCTAAATGCAATAATTCCAATAACTAAAAAGATTATGACGAATACTAATCCTTGTTTCATACTTTCTTTCATTTTATATACTCCACGTTTGCCATGCATTCTGTTAGACATGCAACCATATTTAGTTCATGGTCAGCAACGAATGCATTCTTGTATTGATAATCCGCAAGGATGAGAATCAACTGCGGAATACTTTCAGGTTTGACATGACCTTCCATTGTATCAAAGACACCACGAAAGATTGCAGCCGGTTCAACATCAACATTATTTACAACCCACTTACGCATCTTCTTAAAGTCTTTATCCTTGAGATGTTTGTAAAGGTCAGAATACTGACTATTGTCACTAATGATAACATCAGTGTTTATGCTTCCACCGATTGAACCTCGTTGTGATTCATTCAGAATACGTCTCCAATCAGGAGCATGTTTAGTAATAAGATTTGCAATCACTTCTTTATTGTAAGTGACATTTTCTTTGTTCAGAATGTCCATCAGACGTGTCATAAATGACCCACAGAGGTCAATCATATCCTTCTTGGTGGTATTGAACTCATACACTCCACAACGACTGTGGAGAGGTTCTATGACCTTGTTCTTGAAGTTACATGTCAGAATGAATCGACAGTTCTGTGAGAACTCTTCGATGAACCCACGCAGGGCGGGTTGTGTAGATTGAGGATTGAGATAGTCTGCCTCATCAAGAATAACAACTTTGTATCCACCTGATAGAGATACCGAAGAAGCAAACTGTTTAATCTTACCACGCAGGGTATCGATGTTACCCTCTTCCGAACCATTGATGACAATGTAGTCCAGACCCAACTCATTACAGATTGCACGAGCAACTGTAGTCTTACCAAGACCAGCCGTGCCAGTGAATAACATGTTGGGTATCTCGCCAGAGTCAACAATATTCTGAAACGTTTGCTTGAGTTGTTTTGGCAGAATAGTATCTGCAATAGTTTTGGGACGATACTTCTCGACCCATAGAAATTCGTTACTCATACATTCTCCATAATAAAAATAAGTATATCACATTAGTCGTGATATGTCAATAAAAAGTGGAGTGAGCGGAAAGGAGACGCTCACTCCACCAAGTCGGCGGAAAGGAGAACGCCTGACTTATTCTTCAACTCCCTGTGCGGATTGATACTCCTCACAGATTTGAATAATCTGAACTGCTTGGTCTCTTAGTTGACCGATTGTTGAGAGTTCCTCACCTTTGAAACCGCCTCGTTGAACAACGGTATCAATTACTGCCACAGTAGAACGAGATACTCTATTGCCCAATTCGTAGAT